CCAAAAGTAACTGCTAAGCGTAAAGCAGCTCTTGCAGATGAAGAAGCAGACAGAGCAGCAGAAATGCTTGAAGACGCTTTAATGCAAGACCCAGAGTTTTTAGACAACATGGACCCAGATGACTTAGAAGCATTAATGGCTGACCTGCCTCCAGCATATCGCTCTAAGCTTTCTCCAGATATGGGAGATGTACAAGAAGATACACTAGAGCTTGTACGAGGAATGGACCCAGCTGATGTTGCAGACAATCTACAACTGTTTAACAGTTTAGGAGAACTAAAGAACTATACGCAAGGTCTTAACCCTAAAGAAACTCGTGAGTTTATTACTAATGTTTCGCCTGATGATTATGACATGTTTGAAGGTTTTCAAGGGCTTATTCAAGAATTAGGTCCACGTCAAATGAAAGCACATGGCGGAGCAGTTGGATTATTAATTCCTGTAGAAGGCATGAAGCCTGATGCAGAAATGGAAGAAGATTATGTTTCATATGTTATGGACGAAACACTATCAGATGATGAAATGGAATATGTAAACAAAGCACTAGAAGCTGATGACAGACTTAGTGAATTGTTTGACAAGATTGTCCTATCTTCTGCAGAGTTTACAGGTGCTGGAGAAGTAGACGGACCCGGTACTGGTACATCAGATGAAATACCTGCACGACTATCAGACGGTGAGTTTGTATTCACCAAAAAAGCAGTAGATGTTATCGGCGTAGAAAAACTAGAAGAAATGATGAAAGACGCTGAAGAACAATTTGAACGACAGAATAAGGCAGTTGGTGGAATCATGAACGACCCAACACAAGATGAAAAAGCTAACTTGCCAGACCAAGCTATGAGTGACGAGCAGATCGAGGAGCAAATGCTCGATGCCAATCGCATTCCTAGCTTAATGAGACGATAAGGCTACCTAAGAAGTTTTTAGCCCCTTATCATATTTATAACTTTTAGGCCACCTTGTAATGTTGAGACCCCGTGTATTCGGCCACCTCACTAAGAAACAAGCCCCGAAAAGGAGAAAGACATGACTGAAGTAGAACAAGAACCACAAGCTAATCCATATAATGCTCGCAAGCCTTGGCACGAGGAGCCAAAGGCAAAGCAAGGATCAGCAGAAGGTCTATTTTTTGAAGAAGGTTCCGACGAGGCTACCCAAAACACGGCCCCTCAAAAACAAAACGGAACTAACTACAAAAAAAGGTATGACGACCTAAAAAAACATTATGATGAAAGGATAGCAGAATTCAAACAAAAAGAGCAAGAGTTGTTGGCACAAGCACAAAGTGCTCAACCACTATATCAACCTCCAAAGTCTGAAGAAGAACTTGAACAGTTCCGAAATGCATATCCTGATTTGTATGAAACCGTAGAATCTGTTGCACATCTACGAAGCCAGAAAGAGGTACAAGCCCTTCAACAAAAGATGAAGGTTATCGAAGAGCGAGAAGCAATGATCGCACGACGTGAAGCTGAAACTAAGTTGCGGGAGCGGCACCCTGACTTTGAAGATATTCGTGGAGATGACGGGTTTCATGATTGGGCTAAGAGCCAGCCTAAAGAAATTCAGAACTGGATCTATAATAACCCAGACAATGTTGGACTAGCAAGTCGTGCAATTGACTTTTATAAAATGGAAATGGGCTTGAACATTAATCAACAGCCCAAAACTCAGTCAAGTCGCCAAAAGTCTAGACAGAATGCTGCAGACATGGTATCTACAAAAACAACTACTGTAGATACTAAGCAGGCTAAAATCTGGACACGACGGGAAATAGCTGCCCTGTCTATGGATGACTATGATCGCTACGAACAGGAAATAGATCAAGCCATCATGGAAGGCAGAGTAGTTAAATAACTTTGTTTTTTATTTTAGGAGATTTTTACAATGGCTAGTAACACATCTAATCCCAACTTTGACGGCGCAGCGGCTGGTAACTTTAACACCGCTGGTAACTTTAACTTTCTTCCAGAAGTCTATTCCAAGAAGGTACTTAACTTCTTCCGTAAGGCATCTGTTGCAGAAGCAATTACTAACACTGATTATGCTGGTGAGATTTCAGCTTACGGTGATTCAGTACGCATCATCAAAGAACCAGTAATCACTGTTGATGAATATCAGCGTGGTGGTACAGTAACTCAAACAGAGTTGACTGACACTGAAGTAAACCTTGTTGTTGATAAGGCAAACGCATTCAAGTTCATCGTTGATGATATTGAAACTTCAATGTCTCACGTTAACTTTAAAGAAGTAGCTTCGTCTTCAGCTGCTTACGCATTGCGTGACGCATTTGACACAGGCGTAATTGCTTCTATGTTTGCTGGCGTACCTGCTTCAGCACCTAACCACATTCTTGGTTCAGACAGTGCAACTGATCTTGCGGCTGGTACTTTTGACGGTACTGGTAACCTTGATATTGGTTATGCCTCTGATGAGCACGATCCAATTGATGTTCTTTCACACATGGCACGTCTTCTCGACGAGCAAAATGTTCCTGAAGAAGGCCGTTGGTTCCTTGCTAACCCAGAGTTCTATGAGCAACTCGTTAAGAGTTCTTCAAAGCTTATCAACGTAGACTTTAACGCTGGACAAGGCTCAATCCGTAATGGCTTGGTTTCTTCTGGTAAGCTACGTGGTTTTGATATGTATAAGACCAACAACATTGCAGCTACTACTAACGCAGCTGGTAAGTGTATTGCTGGTCACATTTCATCAACATGTACTGCTCAGACTATCATCAACACTGAGGTCATTCGTGACCCTGCAAGCTTTGGTGATATTGTACGAGGCCTCCACGTCTATGGCGCTAAGGTTCTTCGTCCTGAAGCACTTGTCTCTGCCTTCTACGGCATCGACTAAAAATGGAGTGGGGGATGAAATACTCCCCCTTTTCTACTATGCCTCAGATTGGAAGTGAAAAAAATCCTATTCGTATGAGTTCAAAACGAACAACAAAAGTACGAGGAAATTACTTAAAACACGAAGACAAGAAAAAATTTAACGACAACTACGATAGAATTTTTGGGAGAAAAAAAGATGATGAAAGGTGATAAGAAAAAGCGATCAATGTATATGGATGGTAAAATGGTTCGTACACCAATGATGGACGGCGGTTCTCCAAAGCAAGGACGTGCAGGTACTCAGCCTACATATGGCAGCACTGTAGCAGACGCAATGCCTAAGGGAAGCGCAAATTAATGACCACTCAAATTGAAAAAAAATCATATCGGTCTATTCAAGAAAAAGAGCGAATTTGTGCGGAAATGACTGAAAACCAATTCCCGTATCAAAAAGAAATGCCAATAAAGTATCCGAAAGCTCGTAACGAGCAGGAGCGTCCAGATGAAAGTCGAGGCACCTAAAGGCTACCATTGGATGAAAAAGGGCAAAGAATATAAGCTCATGAAAGATCCAAAAGATGGTTATAAACCCCACAAAGGTGCTTCAAAAGAAGCTAACTTTGAAATTCAAAAGGTTCATAAAAAATAATGGCTGCTACTTATCTTGAAATTACAAACGAGTTGTTGCGAGAGTTAAACGAAGTAGCTCTTACATCGGCTACGTTTGCTGGGGCTATTGGGGTTCAGCAACATATCAAAGACTGTGTAAACAGAGCATACCTTGATATTGTTAACGAAGAACCTCAATGGCCTTTTCTTGCTGTAGATACAAGCGGTTCTACAGATCCTTTTTATGGCAACACATATGTTGATACAGTTGCGGGTACGCGCTGGTATTTGCTAAAGCCTTCATCGAGTAACTTGACAACAGACTACGGTTATATTGATTGGGATAATTTTTACCTAACAACTATTGGCGTAGATAGCGAATCAGCCCCATATGTTAGTAAAAATCTTTCATTTACTACTACAGAAGAATGGAAAGATTTTGCACGTACAGCAGAAAATGCAGACGATGCAGATACGCAAAATCATGGAGAGCCTCGCAGAGTTATTATTAGTCCTGATAATCGTAAATTTGGTTTAAGTCCAATTCCAGACAAAGTTTATCGTGTATATTTTTATGCATATAATTTACCGACAGAACTAAGCGGACACGGGGATGAAATTGTATTCCCAAATATTTACAAGCCGGTGTTGCTTGCTAGAGCTAGATACTATATTCATCAGTTTAAAGAAAGTTCACAGGCTGCAGCATTTGCACTAGAAGATTATAAGCGTGGACTACGACTTATGAAATCTAATCTTATGTCTTCAACGCCTGATTATATGTCAACAGATCGTGTGAGGTTTGTATAAATGTCTCAGCCTTTTGGCATTTCATGTAGAGGTGGTTTAAATACTAATCTCAATCAGCTTGAAATGCTTCGACAGCCCGGCCTTGCTACTAAGCTTAGAAACTTTGAGGTAGATCCTGATGGTGGCTATCGACGTATCAACGGCTTTACGCAGTTTGGCGATACACGTCCCAATAGTGATGAAGACGTGCTGGGCATTTCTGTATATGGCGATGGTGTAATTGTCTGTTCAGGTACTGATATACATTTTAGCATTGATGGTTCAACGTGGATACAAATTAATAAAAGTTCTGTAGCTAACGGTGGCGATAACTATACCACTTTTACAGGGCGAACGGCACTTGCTAGAACTGGACAGGGCCAATGTTCATTTGCACTTTTTGAAGGCGCTACATATGACTATGGCGAATTAATCATTGCAGATGGCGCTAACAAGCTTTATTCGTTTCGTATGGAAGGCACTGGTGCGCTTACAACTCGTACATTTTTTGCATATGAAATTACAGTAGATGGAACCAATGGCGTTAAGTACATAACCAACCACGATCACCATCTTATTGCAGCAGGCGTAGAAAACAATTTAAATACAGTTTATTATAGTGCATATAATCGTCCTGATGATTTTACAGGTACTGGCTCTGGCGCAGTAGTTATATCAGATCAAATTCAAGGCATTCGTGGGTTTCGTACTGATTTGATTGTGTTTGCTAAAAACAGCATTCACAAACTTATAAATATTAATGATCCTAATAATATTCGCATCGACCCTATTACAGAAAACGTAGGCTGTTTATCAGGGTATAGTATTCAAGAAATTGGTGGTGACCTTTTGTTCTTGAGTCCTGATGGAATTCGTACTGTTGCGGGTACAGCCCGTATTGGTGACGTTGAGTTAAGTTCTGTGTCTCGACAAATTCAAAGCATCATCGGAGACATTGCAAACTCAATTAACACGTTTACTATTGATAGCTGTGTATTACGATCTAAGTCTCAGTATCGTTTGTTTTATACAGATAAAACTTTAGGCTCAAATGTCTCTAAAGGCATTATCGGTACGTTTACTGCTAATGGCTTTGAATGGGCTGAAACGCTTGGCATTCAAGCAATGGGGCTTACAACAGGCTTTGATGTAGATGGAATTGAAAAAGCTTTTCATGGTGATAAAGACGGATATATTTATAATCATGATACAGGAAACGCTTTTAATCCTGAAGGAGTAGAAGCAGAAATTGTTTCAGAATATCAAACGCCTAACTTTGATTTTGGTGATATAGGTACAAGAAAAACAATTAAATATGTGCGTATTTCTGTATCGCCTGAAGGCGAATGTCAGCCCACATTAAGAATGCGATTTGATTACGAAGATCCAAATATTCCACAGCCACAAGATTATACGCTAGATTCTATACCACTTCCAGCTATTTTTGGCTCTGCAGCATTTGGTACAGCTACTTTTGGTGCTGCTAATGATCCAATGTTTAGACAGCCTGTAGAAGGCAGCGGCAACACAATTAGTTTTAGAATTAGAAGCGAAGATGTTAAAGCGCCATACGCAATCAATGGCCTTTATATAGATTATATGCCATCAGGTAGGAGATAAATATGGCTCAGAATTACACTCGACAAAGTTCGTTTAATGATGGCGATACTATCACAGCTTCGTTGTTTAATGACGAGTACAACCAGTTAGTTAATGCTTTTACATATTCAAGCACTTCAGAATCTACTACTGGTCACCGTCATGATGGAAGTGCTAATCAAGGCGGCAACATCTTTAAAATTGGCGACCTAGATTTTTTAAATAAGATTGAAGTAGATAGCACTAACAATCGTTGGGGTTTTTATGTCGAAGTTTCTAGTGCAGCAGTTGAACAGATTCGCATTCAAGATGGTTCCGTTGTTCCCGTTACTACTAATGATATTGATCTTGGTACTGCCTCACTCCAGTTTAAAGACCTTTATATTGATGGGACTGCTAACGTTGATAGCCTTACACTAACTTCTGGTTCAACAGTTACAACTATTCTTGATGAAGATAATATGTCTTCAGATAGTGATACAGCCCTTGTTACACAACAGTCCGTAAAAGCTTACGTTGATGCTCAGGTAACTGCACAAGACCTAGACTTCCAAGCTGACTCAGGCGGTGCATTAAGCATTGATTTAGATTCTGAGGCGCTAACACTGACAGGTGGTACTGGTATTGATACGTCTGGCTCAGGAAATGAAGTTACCTTTGCTATTGACTCTACTGTTGCCACACTTACTGGCACTCAGACGCTAACTAATAAAACGCTTACTTCTCCTGACGTAAATACTCCAGACATCGACGGCGGTACTATCGACGGTACTGTCATTGGTGGTTCTACCGCAGCAGCTGGATCATTTACCACTGTTTCTGCTACAGGAAACATTACTGTAGACGGTACTGTAGACGGACGTGACGTAGCTGCAGACGGCACTAAGCTAGACGGAATTGAAGCCTTAGCAGACGTAACGGACACAACTAATGTTACTGCTGCTGGTGCGTTGATGGACTCAGAGTTAACTGACATCACTGCTGTTAAGTCTCTAGACCAAGGCGTCGCTACTACTGACACTCCAAGCTTTACAGGTCTTACGACTACGGCTGACGTGTCATTCGGCGACAACGACAAGGCTATCTTCGGTGCTGGCAACGACCTACAGATTTTTCATGATGGGTCGAACAGTTACATTACAGAATTTGGCATCGGCGACCTAAACATCAGAGGGCAGGCAAATATCAATCTAGAGTCTTCTAATGGCTCAGAAACTTATGCTAGTTTTTCGCTCAATGGTGCCTCTACATTTTACTACGACAACTCAGCCAAACTAGCCACCACCTCAACAGGCATCGACGTTACTGGTAACGCTACGTTTGACGATAATGGCAAGGCTATCTTCGGTGCTGGCTCTGACCTAGAGATTTATCATGATGGGTCTAATAGCAGAATCCGTGAAGTAGGTACTGGAAGTCTTTTAGTAGATGCTGAAAGTGTTTATTTAAGAAACACCACAGGTGATAGTTATTTCCAAGGATTAAACGGCGGTGCGGCCAATATTTTTTATAATGGTAATGTCAAACTAGCCACCACCAACACAGGCATCGACGTAACGGGTACTTTGGTCAGCG